CTTCCAGATACAAATAAACGTCTTCGGCAGTCAACGACTTACTTTCGTTATTTCCAGAAGGATTGTAGCGACTGGCATTAGAAATACTCGTACGGCCTGCTGAAAAGCTTTGAGGGGCATTGTTGATACTTTCATACGTATCCGCACCAACATCAACAAAATACATTATTTGCGCACACAGAGCGAGTTTAAACTGTTTCACTCTAAATTGCCTAGAATCTTTCGTTATATCATTGAACTGATAAAAGTAATTCGTTACATTATCAATCGCTGCGGTGGCTTTTACTAAATATTTGTCAAAGTTATCTTTATATTCATCTGCGGCGCCTGTAAGCTCTTTAAACTCTTCAAAATCAATATAGGACATCTTAGATTCCTCCTAAAAAAAGAAGGAGACTAAGCTCCTTCTTCCATTTCAATAACAACCCCGCTTGTTGTCGGCGTTAGTTTACCAACTTTCGGGGCTACACTTTTGGGGCAACACCTTTAATAATCGCTTTAGCATTTTTTTCAGGGATATATTTGCCATACTTACCTGCCGCTTGTAACGCTGTGCCTGCGAAATCTTCTGAATCCATAGCACGTGCTACTTGAATACCTACGCCAGCTACACCTACGTTATCAGCTGAAAAAATTGCTACCTCATTTGGTTGAAATTTTTCATCTGGTAACTCTTCTAAAACAAACCCTTTAAATTTGTATAAAGTTTGTTCATCAACATTAGCGGATGAATTTTTAGAAGTTGTTGCAAGTTTTGAATCAATTAATAAGTCGTAAACGTCTGAATTAACATAGGCAACCCATGCAACGTTTTGAGAAACATTGTTATTAACAAATTTCTTATGAGCATTAGAAAATAGTTTTGTAATACCAGCTTCATCTAATGTAGTGGTTAGTTCTTCACTTGCATTGTCAGATAATGCTTTGCCTAACAAGTTATCCACATGTTGCGCCCAGGCAACAGCATGCAAAGCTAAGCGCTCTGCTACAACTTGATCAGGAATATCATTTACAGTAAACTGATCGACACCTTCATGAATTGAAAGTGGCGCTTCATATTTAACTTGTTTATTGACTGATTTAACTTCTTTACGTTTACCAAAACGGCTTGAGCTGCCTGTCCCTGTTCCAAACCCTACATTTTCATCTGTCGAATATGCTTGAATAACAACGTCCGTATCTGTAACTTTCAAATCTAGAAATGTATCGTTTTGAGAGACTCCGTCTTTTGTCTGTAAAGTACCTCCGAAAGCACGTAAAAATACTGCTTTTTTAGCAAACAGTTCTGGCAAAATACCTGCATATTGTTTAGTGTAATATTTGATTGACATAATTTATTTCTCCTTCTTAAATATATTTTTCAACTGCTGCTGCAAACACGTCTGTGTTTCCTTTATCATTTTTAGGATTTCCAGGGTTAACGATTTGCGGCGTTGAAGCTGGGTCTTTATCGGTTTGAAACAAAAAGGCTTTATTTTCTTGTAGTCCCTTTAATTGTTCCTCAAAACCTTGTAAATTACCGTCGACAACTTTAATAGTGTCTTTATCTAGTTGACCAAGTAAGATTTCTTCATCAAGCGCATTCGCTTCTTTTAATGCTAATTTAATTGCGAAATCTTTTTGTTGTTCAGCTAACTGTTTTTCAGAATTATTTTTCGCTTCATCAAACTTTGTTTGTAAATCAGCTAATTTTTGCGTTAAATCATCGTTTCCTTGTGCTGATTCTTTTAAGGCCGTCAATTCTTCTTGGTTAGCTTCTAGTTCTTGCTTAGCGCTGTCACGTTCACTCTCTGCAGTAGCAACTTGTGCATTTAGTTGCGTGACCGTCTTACCATGTAAAGCCATGATAGACTTCGCTGTTTCTTCCTCAATGCCTAATGCGATTAAATCCTCTTTTTTCATAAATCTGTTCCTCCTAAGTGTTTTTTGAGTGGCAACTCCCACTGTGAGCCGTCTTTTTGAGACTTCCGAGCAGGTCTAGGTATAAAATAAAAAGCCTAACATTTGTTAGACTTTAATTGCCTTATTTTCCCATTTTTTATATGCATCAAAATAAATCTCTTGCTTATCGCCGTTTAGGGTTAATTCATAATACATACCATCAAGCAAAGTAGTACTTAATAGCGCTTTGTTATTTTGCAATGTTTTACAGCTCCAAACCACAAAGACATCTTTTTCAGTAATTTCTTTTCGGTCTGATTTATCCAAGTGTTTGTTTGCATAATTTAATACAATTTCTTTACAATTATCAATAAACTTTTGTGAATTCATCTTTTTGCCCTCTTTTCTTAAATATTCTTCATAATCAGCGTCTAAATAGTCATAAGGATCGTCATTCATAAAATAACTCCTCTCTAAAAATCATCATAGCGAAAATCTTTTAGCAACGTATTAACTGGGGTGTAAACTTTTTCACGGGCATAATTTCTGCCTAAATACTCATTAGAATCTACTAGTTCTCGTAGTTTCGCTTGGTTTGCTCTTACTTTCTGTTTCCATTGCTTGGCATTGTCAGTATGATCTAATGCTTCGGAAACCATTTGATTCTTTTTAAATTTGACTACTTGGCGCTCTAATTGCCGTTGACGTTTCGTCAATTCAGCAACTTTTTCATTTTCCTTTGCATCAATTTTAGGTTGATTATTTGTATTGATACCAGGGATAAAAGGAATGTGTAAATGATTGCAGTTAATCCCTCTATGCCCGCCAGCAGTTCCATATTCTGCGCCCCAATAAGGGTCGTAAATACTCTTATACTTTTCATTACTTGAAACAGATTCACGTAAATCGGCAACGTGTCCTTGAATCTTAGAACAAGCTTTTCTAGCCCCCATATGGCTAGTGACCAGTACCGTGTGAACGTCATACTCGCTCATACGGTCTTTTCGTAACTTATCATAGGTGTTACCTAATGTAGACTTTAAAACGGTTCGAACGTAACGTTCCAAGCTCCACGTATGACCGCCTTTATCTACAAATGTTGACTTAATCCCTTTCTGTGCCCAACTTTGTATAGTACGTTCTAACGCTTCGTCAAATGTAAATAACCCGCTGTTAAATGCAGCGACTGTCTTATTAATGATTTCATTGTACATTTGGCTGGTGGCTGTTCCATAACCGAAGTTAGTGGATAACAACGTTTGATTTACATAGTTGTTAATATCAGACCACACTTGGTCGTGATAGGCTTTCATAATATTGTCTAAATCTGTTGGCATAGGCTTTGGATCATAAGGTAATTCTTTATCAATATCTTTTACAATTTTTTGCCCGGTACTTTCAAACATTCGCTCTATTTCAGATTCAGCAATTCCTGTTACTTGAGAAATGACTTTTGCGGTTTCTTTGTTAAACAAATGTAACTCTTGAAGCTTTTCTCTTTGCCAATCTAAAATATTCTCGTTACCGTTTTTTAAACGCTTAGCGATGATTCGTATTAATTCGCCCTCTAACGATTGGTAGAGGTGTGACATATTAGAGGACCATAAATCTAATTGATGAGGCGTAATCATTATTCCTCATCTCCTAGTTCATTTTCCGCCGATATTCTTTCTTGTTCTGGGTAGTCCATTTCTAACGTTTCTGCTCTAATCTCGTAAACTATTTTTTTGGCCTCTTTTTCAGTCACACCCGTTAATTTCTGAATAGCGCTTAGTTTTGATGAAAGACCAGCTGTAACTAATTTAGAGTAATAATCAGCTTTGGCATCTTGAGATTGAAAAACACCGTCATCAAAATCTATATTAATGCCTAGTTCTTTTGAATATTTGAATAGATTAAATGCTGCGGACAATTCGAATATAGTTGTAATTAATTCTTTTAATGCTTCTTCCACAATTAAGACATTATCTGAACGGGTAGAAAAAGTCTCAGAATTTTCGCTGATGATTTCCGTAGCTGTTTTGACTGATTGTCCATCAAAGCTAAATGTTCCACTTGAAAAACCGGTTTGTAATTCAACAATGCGTAAAATAAAATTGATTGTCTCAATAAATTCCTGTGACCGTAACGTAGGAACAAATTCACTAATAAAAGGATCGTCTGATTTCAACCGTTGATATACAGATGTCTTACTGTCAAATCGTTTTATAGGATTCCCTTTTTCATCATATCTAACTTTGAAGAAATGATCTGAAGCTAATATTTTTCTTCTCGCTTCTTCAACTTCATTCATAAATTCATCGTATTTTTCGTTAATATCAATCAATTGGCGCTTCGCGTTGTCAATAATACCTAAACTCAATGGACTATCGATATCTATGTTGTTTTTTCCAGCTAGTTTTATATAGACAAATAATGGTCGAGTAAATCCGACTAAAGCAGTCTCCTCTTTTAGTTCCTTGTACTTGTCTAATGTCGGTAATGGTACCCTAACACCTGTTTGAGATTGTTCTTCTGAACGATACAATTCGTTTCTGATATAGTAAGTGCTATTTTCCCACTCATGAAATTCTAAAAGTGTGTAATAAACATTTTTCTTACCTTCATTCTGTTGTGTAATCGTAGCAATAGCTGCTTCAGATATATCATTAGTGTTGGACTGTAAAGGGTAAAAAGTATCAGCTCGGCAAAAGGATATTTTTATTTTGTTTGTCTTTGTGTCTACATAGGGACGTAGGACAAGCCCTCCTATTGCATATCCTGCTTCCAGCTCTTCACCAAAGTTCTTACGAAACTTATTATCGTTAAAAACTGATTGTAAAAACTGGTCCGCTTCATCATTATCAATGCTTATCGCACACCCGTCATTAAAGACTAGCTTAGCTAATTTGCGAGAAACTACTTTTGATACATTTAATGAATGAAAAGCCCTGTGCATACGCATACCATCACTATTAACGTAGCTCACATCAGGAAACTTATTTTTATATATGCGTTTGTTGTCCATTATTCTATCGATTTCAGCAGTATTTACTCCGATTTTTGGATGATCTGTAATTCTATTAAGTGTTTCTACCATACCTATTTTTGCACCTCCAATCCTGAACATCGCTTTTAATTTGTCAAACATGTAAACACCTCTTTTCTAGGCGATATAGGTTTTATAAAAGTAATTATTACCATACCTTGCTTCATCAAGTGCATGATTATATTTATCTACGGGCAATCCATTGTCATTTCTCACATACATAGAGATTTCTTTTTCAAAATTATAGTGGTCAAATTCTTCTCCACATTCTAAAACTATAAATTGGCCACTTATCATGGTGTTTTGTAGTCGTTCTATTCCAACCTCTATCTTTAAACCATTACTTGAAACTTTATCGGAGCTATTGTTATCAGCTTTATCTGTAATAATCCCTATTAAGTCAAGCTCAGAACGTAACGTTTTACAGGCAGGATCGACAAAGAAATAATTCCAGTGTGGCAAATGGTTCCATTTTGTATAACACCACTCAACAAACTGTTTAATCTCTTTTGCATAAATTGACATCGCTTTTGTTTCTCCCGTATCCGTTCCGCTATGATAGTAGTTTGCTAAACGATACAGATAAAATTTCCCAGCATAGAAGGTGACAACCCAAAATGCACAGGTAGTTGCATCAGCTTGGCCACCATCAGCAGTAAAAAACGTTTCAATGATGTTTCCTTTTATTTCGGTTGCCTTGTTGTTCTTACCGAACATCGAGTAAATAACACCTTGTGGTAGCACTCTATGACCATACCAGTCACGTTCTAAAAGATATTCGCTACTTGATAACTCATCGTATAACTGCTGCTTTCTTGATTCACTTAAGATTGGATTATCATCTGGTGTCCAATGACGAAATAAAAAACGTCCTGATTTCTCAAAACGTTCTAACAATTCTAAATTAGGGTGATTCGGTGCTGGCGGATTCTGTTCGCCTAAATGATAGCGCCATTCTGCAGCAAAAGTACGTCTAAAGCACTCATTAATGAAATCTTTATGCAGCAAGTTAAATTCTAAGAAAGTAACTGAGCCTAACGACATACCCGTAATAGCACCAACCGAATTGATTTTGCCGCCGCCTTTGTAATAAATCTTTTTTTCTCCGTTAGGTGCATATAAAAGCAAATGGTCCCCATGCTCATCATGTCGAATATCTGAAACACCATCAAAGATATGCATTAAGCCTAAACCGTCACCGTCCATAAACATTCGGAAAGCTTGTTCTTGATTATAAGCAGTCACAAGATGGTTCTGGTCTGGTGAGCGTAAATAGAAGTCTGCCATTTTAAATATATCACTGGTGGTTTTTCCGCTACGAGGAGTGCCTTCGTTTAGTTCAAAGGTTACTTTACTTGTATCATAATTGATATTTGCCACTTGCTTATCACTAAAATTAATTGCCATCGCTCACACCTCGTGATTTTACTTCTAACAAGGCTTCTAGCAATTCATTAGCTTTACCTCCAGCGGTTAACTTATCAGCCTTATTCGTAAGTATTTTCGCTTCTGCTTGAGCTTTTTCAGTTTGCGCTTGTTTTAATTCATCAGTAGCAATATACTTCATCAACTCACTCATAGCCTTTTGCTTATCGTAAAGCTTAACTGATACACCGTCTTTACCTTTTTTAACTTCCTGAATCAATGTACCGTCAACCTCGTTCGAATCTTTAAGAGAGACATTTGAAACTTTGTATGTTTTTACTTCGCCTGTTTCTTCGTCTATAACCTCTTCACCATTAATATCTTTAAACGGATATTCATCATAACCAAATTCTGTAAAATCGGTAATATCGGCAAATGCTTGCTTAACATACTCTTGTATCAAGTCTTTAATATCCACAAACACATCTTGTTGCAACTCTGCTTTTAAACGGTGCAACTCTTTTTTTATGCGATCTTTTGCTAGCAACCTAATGCTATTGGCTCTAGCTGAATTATAGCCACATCCGTATGCTTGTTGATATGCCTTAGTGGCGTTAAAATGCTGTAAATAAAATAAACAGAACATTTTCTGTTGCTCTGTTAAAGCATCATTCTCTATAACGGGTTGCGACTCTTTTTTGTGTGCAACCTTTTTCTTTTTGGTTGCAACCTCTTTAGGAGTCGCGTTCCATTTGCGAGATTTCCAAGACTTCACGGTGTTAATAGATACATCGTATTTATCTGCTATATCTTTATACTTCATACCATTTTTATAATTCTCATATGCTAAGTCCCATTTCTGCACACCCAACGCCACCTCCTAATTAATTTTATGTAAATGTGCGACAGATACATTAATACCTGTTATACTCTTTATATGGTAGTACTCCTTTTTTAAAAGCTTGAGTTCAGAGATTACAATCTATCTTAATTTTGACACTAACGCTACCTAGCCACTAGACCCATAATCTAGTGGTTTTTTTACGTACAAAAAAAGACCACTCATTTTTATTGAGTAGTCTAAAGATTTATATTAGACTGCCTAGCCAATCTAACACTTATTTAACAATACTAGGTTGCTAGCCACTTTATCCTGTTTCCGCAGGCTGGCTAATTCTGAAAGGAGGTGAACCGATCGTTAAAATAAGAAACATTTATTGACGATTTTTTTATTTAAGTAGCATAGCTACTTATTGACGTGACAGGAGTCGAACCTGCATGTACTTGATTGAAAACCAACCGCTCTCACAAATTGAGCTACACGCCATACCAGAAGGAGCTACCTCCTAGCAATTGCTAATAAATCAAATTAACCTTTACACACTCTCGTCAGAATGTTTTCCCATCAGGACGTAGCTTTCGCAGACTTTCACGGCTAAAATGATTATGTCACTGGCAAGGATTTGCACCTTGGTATGGTCTATATTCCACCACAGTGACCGATCAATCAAACACCAGCAAAAACAATTGATCAAGTTTATCCTAAACGTACCTAGCTGCTACTCTATGAGTTTAGGAATTGCTCTCGTGCGTAAGCAGCTGCCGCAGAGTTCTGGTTAGTGTCATATCTTCAGATGCTGGGCTAAAATACCGCGCCTAGCCTCGCTTACTACGCTTTACCTTGCGTAAGGTAGTTACTGCATCTCTAGTAACTATTTGTCACTTGCAAACCTGTAGAAAAAAAGAGAAGGCTCTTCACCTCCCCTCTAAGAGAACGTATCAGTTTGCGAGTGATAGTGTGATCAGTGTTAGCAACGAGATAATATTTATTTTTGATTTCCTTACACTTCTCACACTACTAATTTACCATGTGAAATAACCTCGATAGTGCACAAATAGTGCAAATTATATATCTAAATTTAATTCTTTTGCGATTTCTTCAAAAAATATTCTTTGTAATTCGAAGGCCTTTCTTCTACTACAAAATATTTTCCCTTGATCAATTAATCCTTGCATAGTGAATCTAGGCCGTTTTTTAAAATGAAGTTCTTGAATGATAGTGATGGTATCCTCACACGATTCACTAAGCACTTTGTCAATGATGCGTTTATTCCGTTCTAAGCTTGCTAGCCGCCTGTCTTGTTCAATCGTAATAAGTAAATTGGCAGCAGCTTCATTATTTCCGTGTGATCCTTTAATGCCACTGTTCAAATCACTTTCTCTAAATGGATAACGTAATTCTTCTTCGCGTTGCCGAATATAGTCATCGGTTTTATAATAGTCCCCTAAAATATCTTTGATATAGTTAAATGTTGATGTCCGCAACTAATCATCATCTCCTAATACTGTTATCGGTCTACCATATTTCAAAATTTTCCATTCGCCATCTTTTGTATTGGTTTTATTCATATGATTTCTTTCATCACGAGCAATTGTATAATTGAAAAATAAATCGGCTTGTTCTGATCCATGCAGGTACTCAACATAAACGCCGTCTACTTGACGGCCCAGTATATATAATTCTGGATAACTTAGCATTGTTGTTCTCCTTCAAGAGATATAGTCGCACCAGTGATTTTTAAGCCAATTAGTTTACTTAAAACCATAATTGCTTCATCAACCAGCAATCCATCTCGTTGAATAGAACTGGCAAATGTAAAGCGGTCCATCATTACAATTTCTTCCACTGTCACAGGATATGGAATATTTACACCTATCCTTTTTGCAATTTGCTCAATAGCTTGAACATGCGATTTATTCGATGCTAAAATATACTGGCCTGTTCTAGCTGATTCTTTAACTAGCTCTGTTGTTTTTCCAGTCCCTCGACCTTTAGCAATAATTTTCATTTATTTGACCTCCTTACTTAATCCCCAGCACTACATAGCCATCTTGTTGGGCGTAATCTGTAATGTATGTTATTTCTGCAACATGAAAATTGCCTGTATACTTGCCATCTTCATCACACATGCCTTCTTGAATTTCAACACTGGTGATAATTTTGAAAAATCCGTTGTCTGATCCTTGAGCATTTACCAAGACTTCAATGTCACCGTAGATATCTTGTAATTCTTGTATTTTAGCTATTGCTTCTGAACTATTCATTCCGATCCCTCCAATAACTCACTATTCTCGTAGATATTACCAACAATCTCAATATCGTCGGTAACTTCAAATAAATCCTCAGATATATTTTCCCACTCATATTTAAATGCACCATTTTCAAAAATTACTTGTCCGTGCACTTCTTGATGGTCATCCCAGCCAATATCCCCCTCAAAAATCTCCACGCCATTCTCGTCTTTTAGTCCTGTTGATTGCATGAGCGCGGTCTCAATCAATGGTATATCAAATAATTCATCATATTTAGGTAAATAAGGAGCCAAATCACAAGTTGTTTGTTCTGGATCGCCCCAAAGGTCAATTTTAGCCACGTACCACATTTTTTCGGCATAATAAGCTCTAAACTTCGGTATCATCTTCTTCACTCGCTTTCAACTCTTGTTTGCTTAAATATTCTTGGAATCTCACTTTATCTTGCACATTCCAAACGTGGTTACCATAGTTTTTATACTCAGTTCTAGGCATTTTTTTATAAGGGATTTTTTCACGTTGGCAATGTGCGATTAGAGACGACATCTTAATGTTTAATTTTGTGCATATTTGGCTGAGGTAGTAATCTTCGTCAATCAAACGTCGGATTTCTGTATCTAGCTCTTTAATCTTCTTGTGCTTTGTCAGCCCTAATTTTTTAGCCCTAAACTCAACAGCTCCAACTGTACGATTTAACCTATCAGCTATATACTTATTTTTCATAGATAAATAGTGCTTTTTTAAGAACTCATCCTCTTTTTCAGACCATAGACGGTGCATGTAGCATCTAAAATTATCTTCTTTTCGCATTTTGCACAATTTTTTTCTAATCGCATTGGTGCTTCTATTTAAGTGCTTAGAAGCTTCAATTAGCTGAGTATCGTTTTCAAAAACAAAATATTCTAAATACACTAGTTCGTCTTCTGTCCATTTTCTATACATGAAATCACCACACTAGGAAAGTTGCATCAATGCACCAAGAATCTTTTCATCATCCTTACTCTGTAATTCATCAATGATATGCATATATGTTTCTTGAGTAGTAGTCACGCTTGAATGTCCTAGACGTTTAGCTATGCTATGAGTTGACACCCCGTCAGCGAGTAAAATACTTGCATGTGTATGTCTAAGTCCGTGCATTGTGATGACAGTGATTCCTGATTCTTTGCATTTTCTGATCAGGTGGGAATTGTATGTTGAATTGAAAATTCGTTTATATTTGCCTGTCTTTTCATCTCGATTTACAAAAATCAATTCATCTTGAGGTAAATTTTCAATGAGCGGTTTAAACTGACCAACTATTTGCCAATCGATGCTTATCGTTCTAACAGAACTTTTGTTTTTCGTATCCTGAAAAAACATTGTAGAATTTTTGTAGTTCAATGTTTTATTAATGCTGACGGTATTTCTGGTCCAATCAAAATCAGCTGGTGTTAACGCAATGGCTTCCGCAAAGCGCATTCCTGTTTTTGCAACCAGTAAAATGAACCAATCCATATTTATCCCTTCGCCAAGTTCTAGTGATCTCAACAGCTTTTGTAGTTCGCCTTTTTGCAGGAATTTTTTCTTTTTTGGTCTCGGCGGTATTCCTTTGATAATCGCTTTGTAGGTTGGATCACGTTTAATTAGTCCTTCGTGATACATATCTCTTACACAGCTGCCAATTTGGTGATGAAAATCCATTGTTGTCTGCCGCTCATGTGTCAGAGCGTATTCATTAAGGATGCTTTGATAAGCCTTTCTATCTAATTTATCTATCGTTAAATCAGGGCAAATTTCAGTAAGGTGTTTGTGGGCTATATAATATTTACTAACTGAGATATCTCTAATTGCACCGACTTTGTAAGTTTCAATCCATTCTAAAAAATAGCCAGCAAAAAGTCTGGGACGTTTGCTCATTCGTTTTCTCCTCCTAACACGCTGGGACTTTCGATGTGATCAATAGCTTCTTCCAGCCATTCTCTGACTTGAAACTCTCTTGTGACCACATCGCTGTGCGGCATAACATTTACATCGCTAAAAGCCAACGAATCATCTTTTGAATTTTGTAAAAAGTAAATCTGTTTTATTTTTCTGTCTAGCGAATCACCGTGGACTACGGTGGCATTCATCCCACGAATAGCAAGATTGAACAGCAGGAACGGAATGGTTCTATCAGATAACTCCTCTAAATCGTAAAAAGTCATTGATGGTTTATATTCAAAAAAACCAATAGATAGTCTGTCTGCTCGCCATTTTTGTATGATCATTCCACCTGTCCCAGAAGCTACTTCATGTGTCAACCCACTTCCAGGCCCTACGATTTTTGCAATCACTTCCCCAATTGAATTTGGCGTAAAATCTTGCTTCTTAACTTTCCGATCAGCATGTTCGTCTTGAAAATATTCGTGAAACCAATCGAAAGTTAAATCTTTTTCTATTTCTAAAAATTTGTTAAACACGATTTCTCGTTTATCGCGACTTAGTAATATATTCATGAGCGCTTCTGGCGCTTTGTAGGCATCATCAACACCTAGCAATTCATTTATTTTTTCTGTTGTTAGTTTCATCGTTTTTAAAGGAGCAAAAAGCTTTTTATGCGGCCGCAAACTCCACTCCTTTCTATAAATTCACTGGCTCTTTTTTATAACCAGCATCAATCAAAATTCCCTCAATCACATAAAGGTCCGTTTTCTGCTTTAAACTAGCCTTAAATTTCTTCGCAATATTTCTAGCTGTTTCTAAAGAAACGACTTCATATGTTTTAGCCAATGCATCCGCAATAATAGCGGATGTTGGCGTATAATAAATCTCAAGCAAAATGAACACTCACTTTCATTTCATAAATCTAATTTAAATGTTCAGCTTTGTATTCCCAGAATTTGTTTCTAGGCATTCCTAACGCTTCTATGATTGCATTCACTGAATAACCAATCCACTGCAAATACAAATATTCTTGAATGGTGAACTTGTCTTTATCAATTGAGTTGATTGGTTTAGATTTATCCATTGTTTGCTCACCAATCTCCTTACCAAGCATTTTAATTTGACGATAGACCATGCTTTTTGGATGTATATACCAGTCTGGGTTTTCATTCATTAACTTAAGCATTTCTTTTCGCTTTTGCTTTTTTTTCAGCTTGAATACGTGCTATATCTTCAAAAATTACACTTTTCATTTCGTTAACCTCCTAGAACGGCAGATCATCATCGCTAATGTCGATTGAATTACCTGCACCTGCGAACGGATCTACATCTCCACCAAACGATATTTGTTGGCTGTTATTTTGCTGATTTAAGCCTTTGTTTTGATTCGCAGCATAATTACTCTCGAAATTATTTTGAACGCCTGTAACGCTATTCTGTGAACTCTGAATGCTATTTCTATTCTCATTGGCGCTTTTTGCCTCTAATAATTGGAAACTCTCGCAAACAACTTCAGTCACATAGACACGTTGGCCTTGTTGGTTGTCATAATTACGAGTTTGAATTCTGCCAACAACTCCTAATAATGTTCCTTTACGAGCATAATTAGCCATTGTTTCAGCAGGCTTACGCCAAATTACACAGTTGATAAAATCCGCTTCTCGTTCGCCGTTTTGGTTTGTAAAATTACGGTTCACAGCAAGAGTAAAGCTTCCAACTGCAGAACCACTTGCGGTGTAGCGTAAATCTATATCTTTCGTCAGCCTTCCGATTAATACCACATTATTTATCATTCAAATCACTCTCCTTAACGAACACACCATTGACATTTTTTCCCTTACGATCTTTAATCTCGTTATACGCTTGGTTCAGACATTCATATAAATCCATATCATTTTGCATAGCGAGAATAACTAGTGTCACAACAACATCACCGATACCATCCCTTAAATCATTTTTATTATTTCTTGCTAATGCTGCTGCGACTTCTCCGACTTCTTCAACCACTTTTAGCATTTGTTTCTCAGGCTCTGCGATATCTAGATTTTTTTCTCTTGCCCATTTCTCAATTAATTTAACTAATTCATTCATCATTTACCCTCCAAGTATTCTTTTATTTGTCTATCAAGCTCAGCTTGTTCCTCTGACGAAAGTTTCTCTTCTTCTTGCTTCTGATTGTTAGCCCAATCAGGTAACTTTTCTTGTCTCATTGGCACCTTAGAATAGGCTGGCAGTTTATTTGTTTTAGATAAATCATATTCATCGTTATAACGATCATCACGGATCCAACGAAATAATTCTTGTGGATGGTACCAATCGTTTAATTTAATATACGCAAGATATTCTTTATATCCTTTTTCGAACTGGACCAAATCTTCTTCTGACTTAAATTTCTTTAAAAATTGTTCTCTAGCTTTTTTCTTGTTGGTTTTCTTTGGATAAGTTTTCCAAACTTTTTCGAATAATTCAGGCATAGTTGAGCTCGGCTCAACACTATTCTTTTTATTCTTTGTATTATTCTCTGTATTATTAAGTAATGTATTATTATCTTTGGCGTTTTCGCCTATACCCCTATAGTTATTTTCACCTATACCCTCTAGTTGTTTTCGCCTATACCTATCGGTAATTTTAACTACACGTCTCTCTATTGATTTTGTCCCTGATTTGTACTGATAACTTACGTCAATGTAGCCTTTTTCTTTTAATCCGGATATAAGTTTAGAAACCCTATCTTTACTAAGACCAAAGAAATTTGAAAAGTATTCATTGCTAGCAAAACAGCCATTTTCATTGTCTAAACTATCGATCTCAACTATCAAAAATTTTTCTATCCAGCTTAATTCATCATCAAGCCAAACGTTTTTAGGGATCCAAATACCTTTAAACGCTCTCTCCATTTGTTATCCCCCTATGTTTAATTTTTTACGTTCATCAGTGTTCAATTTCACCGGTTTAATTTGATACTTATTCAAGAAGTTCTTAGTGCCTATTTGGTGTTCCTCTTGATGGTGTTGACGGCAACCAGCATAAAATGTGAATGTCTCATGATTGATTTTTTTACGATTACGCCCCATACCAACAACCTCAATGTGACAAACGTCAGCATGCTTACCGCAAATACAGCACTTACGATATTTCAGACAGTAATAAAACCATTTGTTATTTTCAAGCAAATATTGGTATCTTTTTTCCAGTGGTATATCGTTTTTCAAAATGAACTCAATCAAGAAACCGATCCACTCCGTCGCTTCATTCTTGGTAGCTCGACTATGTTCAAAATAAACACCACTCTTAGCCTCGTAGTAGTATTTCAAGACACTTTCAATCCATTTAGGTTCGTCATAGCTCCAACGTGCCACATCGGCTATTAGAACGTGAGAAAGTGCATTCTGTTTTTGAGACATCTGTCGATTATCTAAGAATTCAACTTTCGCTAAATTATCATCGTTATTAGCCAGAAGTTCGAGAAAATTTGAATTTATTTCATCCTCAAATTCGATGACCAATTTATTCCCTTTGTGGTTTATGATTTTTCCAATCATTCAATCACTTCTTTTCAAAATCATTTGCAATAGGAGGATTTGCCTCGTCAAATAATTCTGTTTGTTCTTCATCTAGTTCGTTTTCACTTTGTTGTTCTACACTAGGAACTTCAATCTTTTCTAACATTTCTTTCATACGCTCAAGAACTTTAGTTTTTACGTTTTTTAAAGGTACGTTGTTAATCTTGCTGTGCAACTCTTTAAACATATTTTCATGATTTTCAGATTGTGTAGCAAGTTCTGTAATACTACTAATTAATTCATCTTTTAATTTTTCTAAATCTATTCCTTCGCTACTCCATTCATATATTTTTTCGCCTACTTCTTTTGTTATTTTAAAAGGCATATTAAACATATTTGAGTTATCTTTGGTAGCTTCCGCTATGTGGTCCTGATCAATACGTAAAGCGATAGCAAATTCATATTCCAAACTATCTTTTTGATCAGGTTTCAACCCTAGTTTTACTACTTGTGTTTTACCTTGTTCATTTTTTTCCATGTCGTAGGCTTGCTTACTTCTAGACGTTCCAATCACATACATTGAATTTCCTGTTACTAACTTAAGAAATTCTTTCTCTAATGGTTTTACTTTATTCCAAGCCAACATTTGATTTTTAGAGTTGCCTCTCTGATGGTTTTCTACTTGTTCTAAAATGCCACCTTCACCACTCCAAGCATGTGTTAGAGAATCGACTATGACCACCTCTACCCCAGCTTGTTTGAATAAATTAAAAGCCTGTATATATCGCTGTACAGTAAATGGTGCTTCAAAATCAATATGCAAAAATTCCCCTATGTCGACATTCCCAATAGTTGAATCAGCATATAACAACGATCGTTTGTGCTCAGTGTCAATGACACCTATTTTTTCCCATTGTTCTTGTTCTGATAAGTCTGAATGCATTTTTTCAATAATTCCTTTAGCAATAAACAACGCACTTACTGTTTTTCCACTACCACTTGCGCCAGTTATCATGATAGGAACTTTTATTTTTTCGCGTTTAGCCTTTTTTATTTCCATATTGAAACCTCCTATCTAATTCTCAAACTCTTAGTTTGAACTAATTCTGCACCTTTGATTTCCCCATGTTTCAGTTCTTCTTTCAAAGCTGTTTTATCAACTTTGGGAGGTTGAGGAATTAAAAAGCCAATAGGAATTAATTTTTCGTCTATAATATTCACGGAAACTGGATTGTTTTGAATTCCTACATTGAATAATTCGCCCTTGATTTTCGTTTTGCCTACCTTTTCCATTTCATCTTGCAGATATCCTTTTAGATTCTTTACATTGTTAGAAAGCGTTGTTTTTCGTGACTGTAGCCGTTTGATTTCTTTTTCAACAATAGATATGTTGCTTTCAAGTTCTTTAACTACTTTTGCTGTGTTTTCTACTTTTAAATCGATTGAATCGCTAATACTATCTAACGTATCTTTTAATGTTCCATCATCAAGCTCTTCAGCTAATGACAAAACTTTTAAATAATCGTTGCTAAGTTCATAAAGTGTTGCCACGGCTATCTTCCTCCTCGTCATACTCCCATTCTGGTTCGATTTTCTGTAATTCTTCTAACGGCTCTGTTAAAAATTGATCTAGCGCATCTGCTTCACTACGATTCATTCACAAGACCTCGTTTCTGTGATATAATTTTTCTTGTATAATTTTTGTATGTGCCTTAATCGTTGGCAGACGATTGGGCATTTTTTTATAACTTCCGACAAAAATCAGCAAATTCATCGCTTGTTACCTCTTTGAAACATTCGACTTTCTTCTCTTTTCCATCAGAATAATAAATATTGATAATTGGAGTATCCCAATCACTTCCTGGAATTCCAGCAATAGTCTTTACTTTTCCCAAGTCAATAATATATTTGCCTTTTTCCCAAACAGTTTCGGCAGTCCAAAAGTAATCTGAGAGAGTTCCTAAACATACTTTATCAACATCTGCATTATCCACTTCGACATCGATTAGATCTTTAGCTTTTTTAAAATCATATAATTTTGGCATTCAAATACCTCTTCTCTTTTTTTGTTGAGTAATATATATCTGCCCCTTTTGTTGCTGGTACCATAAATCAGCAAGTTTTTTCGTTTGCTGTAATTTTTCTTTCCTTGTCATTTATTTACCTCTCTATCTTCAAGAGCTAAGTCATAAAATAATGTCCAAATAATGAACAATCCAATATACACATTTTGGATGATTGGATTAAAGTTTCCACCCACTATCAACCCCAATCCGAAAACGATTAGCAATACTGCAATTCTTCTTAAGTTATAAATTTTTCTCATTTCATTTCTCCTTATACATGGATTCTATTTTGAATCTCTAAGTATCTTAAAAATTCAAGTTCTCTTTCAATTTGATATGTTTTTCCTTCGGTCAGTTGTTCTGATTGTCTAAGCGCTGCTCTATCATCTTGTAGCTGTTTCCGCTCTTTTTTGATTTGGTTGAGTATCCAGCTTTCTTGTTCTATTGTATAAGCCACATTGACACTCCTAACTTTGTTTGACTCCGTTGAGACGTTCAGCTAGTTCTTTGTATGGGTCTGTGATACTCCGTTCCTTTAAAGATTCATGATATTTATCTTGGATATTTTCTTTAGACATTTAAAATTCTCCTCTGATTACCAAATTTTGATATAATTAGTTATTAGCATGTTTGTGCTAAAATAAATTAAGGCGGTGAATAGCATGGATATGATTCCTGTTTCTTCTAGCAATATGGTTGCTGCAGGATATGACTCTTCTAGCCAAGAGCTGACGGTCCAATTCCACAACGGAGCATACACGCATTTAGGTGTACCTCAATATGTCTACGATGGTCTAATGTCGTCCCCTTCAAAGGGCAGCTACTACCATCAAAACATCAAAAGATACCCTTACAGACATGGATACTAATTAATTCCATTCAGGTGTTGGCTCTGACCAGTCAACACTTGTCTGTTCGATTCTGTCTATGCTGATTTCAATTTTTGTATTAGGGTTGCTTTGTTCTTTTAATATCTCTACAATTTCCAACGCTAGTTCGCGTATTTTTTCTTTTCCTTCTTCATTCATTTCAAATTCCCTCCTATTCGATACCTAATATGCTACTTAACATATCTACTTTTTGATAAATAAGGTCTTGATAGTCTTTAATCCCAAAATCATCACTTAGATTAATTTCTAGTAACTCCCGAATTTCATTAATAACACTTTTTACTGTCGGTTCTTCAGGAGCAAGACCTTCGTATTCCATTTGTTCTTGTAACGTATAGTACACATCGTTTAAATTTTGCCCTTCCAGATTTACCAATTGGTTGGCTGATTCTTCTGAAACGATAGTACTCAAGAATTCCTTTACTGCTCGTTTTTCTTCAATATCCATCCTAATTCTCCTTCCAGATTCCGTATTTAATAGCAAAATCTTTAACAACTGCTAAATAGATTTCTTTTAGTCGTTTGTCATTGTCTATGACATCTAATTTATTTGTATTCCTGATTTTGGTTTTCGAAGCACCTTCGTATGCCATGCGATTTTTTAAATTGGTTAAACGTGTTTTCAACGATGAGCCAGCTCGACGATCTACTTCGTTATAAATCGCTGTTTGTATTTCTTGATAAGCACCAAATTCACCTTGTGTTTTTGCCATCTTATTAACCAGGCTACGGCATTCTTTGCGCCAATCAGTTGTATTTAAAGCGATAATATCCGTGATGTTATCTACCTTGTTTTCAAGACGTTTGTTCGCTATTTCTTGTTTTGCGAGTGATTGGACTACGCTATTCATGAATTGTAGTTCTGGACTTAAAGTTGACGTATCTAATTGTTCCTTGATGTGATTTTCCATTTGATTAAAAGCCTCAATATATTTCAGTTTGAACTGCAATGCCTTTTGACCAGTGAATCCCATTGCTAGTAGTGTGAATCCGTCACGGTTCATAATTACTTGGCGATATGATTGTTTGTTTTGTGGATGAATGTAGGTGTCTTCGTAAAATAAGTCTGTCCAATTTTGGACACCCTCTTTCAAATTATCCAAGTCACGCAAAACATGTTGGTGATTTTTACTAAACGTTTCAGCAACTTGTAAACTACTTGTTACCGCTTGTTGGTCTTTCATTATTACTAAATTGTTCATTTGCTTTATTTCCTTTCTGGTATAATTTAATTATCAGCAAGTGGTCTGCTGAAATAACTGATAAGGTGGTGAAAATAGTGAAACTTGATTTATCCTTTACTATTACAGCAATTATTGCCCTTTGTGCTTTGATCACTCCGTTACTCACAACAAAAGTAAATAACTCTCACCAGATAAAACTAAAACAGTTAGAATTGAGACAGCAGTCAATCAAACAAGAGATAGACTATGTGAGAAATAAAATAGATATCTATCTTCAAACTGTTGGGGCATACATTGGCGCTGAAACAATTGAAACTCAGTCTGCCTTTGAAGAGGCACACTTTTCTCTTCTTCCTATACTACCTATGAATTTGATTCCTGTATTCGAAGATTTTTATAACATGTTGATAGTGGACCATCAATTAGAGAAATCAAGAATAGCTCTTCATCAAGCCATTGTCCCAAATCTAAAAAATATGAAAATGGGCCAGAGTGAAGAGTCCGAATAAAAGCCATATTACAAAAGTATAAATTGCGTACCATTGATTATTTTCATCTATTTTTTTCATGTATCTTACACACCAGATACAGATTAATAAAAAAATAGCCATACAAATTAAAGTAATTTTCATTGTTGTCAGTCCCTTCGAATTGAGCAGCAAATACAAATTTCTAAATGGTTGGGTGCCGAATAATATATCCTCTACCAGGTATCGAAATAACTTCGAGTGATTTTCCATAAGGATTTATTTTGATATCTATATTTTTATCCTCTTGACTACTTCCAATAGTTGAGAGGATATTTTTTATTTCTTGCTCAGTTCCTTCGATTGTTATTTTCATGTTCTATCTCCTTAATTATTTTGTTTGTATTTGTTGCATTCCCCATATTTACAAGTTTTAGTTAGCTTCTTTCTGATAATTGTTACCTTCACTTTTCTTAGATTCACTTTTACTTTTTATTTTACAAACATGTTGTATGCCAGTACGTCGCGTTAAAACATCAGCAAAAGCTTGTGCCAATAAATCGATATCTACTTTTTCTGACGACTTTTGATTCATATCACACTTCCCTCCTCCTTTGTTGACATTAGGGAACTCAACGATTAAAAAAAATAGATATTCTAGATTCTGGCATTTCTAATGCTGTTGCTATTTTTGCTAGTTCATCAACTCCCAATGAAACTGCACCATTTTCACGTTTTGTATACATACTTCTGGTCCAACCTAATTTTTTTGCTAATTCTTCTTGCGAATAACCCTTAGCAATCCTTTCAGCCTTTAAACGATTGAGTTCAAATTCCATATTAATAATTCCCTCCTTGATTTTTATTCATCCATGAATGTGCTTTAATGATATATCGACAATTCCCGATTGTCAACTAATTGTGCCGAATTAGAACATTTTTTGTTGACTATTGGGAACTTTATTAGTATTATTCTCTTAGGAGGTGAATAATTTGAGAACAAACGATGAGATCATGACATTAATTACAGATTTGCGCAAACAGAAAAAAATGACATCCACTGAATTAGCAGAAAAAGTAGGGATAGCTAAGTCCGCAATGTCACGTTACGAAAATAGAACAAGACAATTCCCTGTTAATAAGATATCTGATTTTGCCAAAGCTTTAGAAACAAGTCCAGAATACCTATTAGGATTTGAAGAAGAACCCCTCTCTCAAATATTAACGAAAATAAATGAAACCTCAGCTAAGTTAGAAACTAAAAGACAAAAAAATGTATTAATATTTGCCGAGAAAGAATTAGATAAGCAAAACTTTGAAACGGAATCACGCAATAGAAAAGTTGTTCCATTGGTCGGAAAGACCGCAGCAAATCCTGCAGTTCTAGAATATGGAGATATAGACGTTGAACAGCATTCTTTCGCACACGTACCGGAAGGAGCAGATTGTGCTATTAATATTCAGGGAGATTCAATGGAACCGCTAATTAAAGATGGAAGCATTGTTTTTTATAAAAAACAATGTGATGTTGAAAATGGTGAAATTGCAATCGTAGAAATTGATAATGATGGTGTTACATGTAAGAAAGTAATTAAAGACTACTCAAATAAACAAATTATTTTGAGATCAATCAATACCAAATATGAAGATAGAATTTTAGAAAATGAAAAAATTAGAATTATTGGAAAAGTTATATTATAGAACTTTTGTATTAGACTTAAAAGTATTCTATTAAAGACCAATCTGTTTAAAAAAATAATTTATAGAAGAATAGTTCGTGGTTAGCTAAGAAATAAATATAAATTTTAACCCTCGGACTTTTCTTCTTACAAAAAAAGAACATACATTCTCTAAGGAGGGATATTATGAATAAATATGAAGTAGAAAAAAGACTTTGCGAAGAGTTAAATATTGAATATATTAACTTAAGTTTACGTACAGGACCTAGTCATAGATTTACTGAAAAAGAATACCAAGAACTTAAATCTGATTATGCTCAGTTATTTTTACAATTAAACAAGCTTAATGTTGAGAAAGACCAAGAGTAGTTTTTAAATAAGATAGGGGGATTCGTTTATGCTAAAGAGAGCAGCGTTATACATTAGGGTTTCTACTGATCAACAAGCAAAACACGGGGATAGTTTAGACGCACAAATAGCTACTTTAAAAGATTATGTAAGTACTCAAGACAATTTGACAATCATTGACACGTATATTGATGACGGCATTTCAGGACAAAAATTGTACCGCGATGAATTTCAACGCTTATTAGAAGATATAAAAAAGAACAGAATAGATATTATTTTGTTTACCAAATTAGATCGATGGTTTAGAAATTTACGTCATTACTTAAATATTCAAGAAATATTAGATAATTCTGGCGTAACATGGCTTGCCGTTTCACAACCATTTTTCAATACTGATACTGCTTATGGGCGTTCCTTTGTTAATCAGTCAATGAGTTTTGCTGAATTAGAAGCACAAATGGCATCTGAACGTATCAAAGCAGTATTTGAAAACAAAATTAGAAAGGGAGAAGTGGTAACTGGTAGCGTTCCTTTTGGTTATAAAATCTGTGATAAGAAGTTAATACCTAACGAAAATGCACCTATAGCAAAAGACATTTTTAAACATTATTCTATTCACAACAGTATACGCCTAACTGTTGAATATCTATTCAATGAATATGATATTACAAGAAGTTCTCGAACAATCAAGCACATGTTAAGGAATAGAAAATATATAGGTGAAGTTTCTGGTAACAAAAATTATTGTCCTCCCATAGTAGATAAGGAAACCTTTGAGAAGGTTCAAAATCTATTAGATAAAAATATTTCATCTATAGCAAAACGTACTTATATCTTTTCAGGACTGGTAGTATGTAGTTGTTGCGGTAAAAAAATGACTGGACGTTATCGAAAAAGAAAATATATTAAAAAAGATGGCACAGTGATGTATTATACAAAAAAAGTATACCGTTGTAACGGAAACACTTATAAAAGAAATAAATGCCCAAATAAGATAAATATAGCTGAAGAGATACTTGAAGAGTATTTATTAAACAACATTAAAGCAGACGCGGAAAACTTTGAAGCTAAACAGAAGAAAATAGCAGTTTCTGCTCCTGAAAAAAACAATAATTCAAAAATACTAAAGAAAATAGAACGGTTAAAAAAAGCGTATCTTAATGAGGTTATAAGTTTAGACGAATATAAGAAAGATAGAAAAGAGCTTGAACAGATGATGATTCAAGTCAAGCCTAAGGAAACTATAGTATTTAAATCAAATTGGTTTAACAAAAATATAGAAAGTACTTATCGTGATTTCGATGAAGAAGAAAAAAGATTTGTTTGGAGATCAGTACTTAAAAACTTAATTGTAGACCCTCATAGCAAAATAACAATTAATTTTTTAACAAAAAATTAGCCACTTTTAGGAACTGTCCTACTGGATAATTCCATTTAACGCAAACAAAAAACCTCGTTCCCTAGAAGAGAGCGAGGTTTTTTTATGGACCATACAGGACTCGAACCTGTGACCGAACGGTTATGAGCCGTTTGCTCTAACCAACTGAGCTAATGGTCCTGAAAAAACGCTCTGCCTTTAAAGCAGAGCGTTTCGAATACAAATTAAGTAACATATCAATGATACTCTAAGCAAAACATTCATCTTCTAAGATATCAATATATTTTTTCCTAAATGTTCTGGATTTAAACCATCGATCTGTTTTAGTTTCTTGCTTAACTTTATTTTCTGAGATAGCGAATTCAAGCTGGTGTTTAACTACTTCTACTAACATAACTAAGGCTAAGTCGTATCTTAGCAATAATTGCTTACAGACAAATAGTATGAACCTTTTATCATCTCTACCTTCCCATGCAATCTTTACATGTACTTTAAATATAAAAAACATTACTAACAAAGAGAAAATATAATTTAATTTAATTCGCTCTTGTTTGAACATTAAATGTGTTTTTCTGGTAAGAACAAATAGATAGATTAAAATCGATAAAAATAAAACTACATAGAATTCCATCAAAATCTACTCCCTTCTATCTCTTCTTATCTTCATTTTCTAAAACAAATTCTTTTGTCTCTCTGTTCATTTTAACATTCCGATCACGATTTGCAAACTTTTTTTTCTTATTATCTTTTTCAATTTTTAGAGCAGTGTGTCTTTTCATTTCTTTTATAGAAGGCGCTTTATAATCTTCATCGTCTTTTAAAGCAAAGTAACCCGCTATAGGTGAACTACAAAAAACTACAACCCTAGATAAAAATGTCAATATACTTTCTACTATATCCCATTTTAAGCTGTTGCTTATCAAAAAACAAATAAAAAGAGCTGTGCCCAGCCATGCATAAGTATTTAATATTTTTGCTCTTCTCTTTAATCCTGCTTCACTTTTTGGATCTACCGAATAAAAAGCTAAGGCGTTTGAAATATAATATGTAGCTGATGAAATAAGTAGACCACTAATACTAACTGCAGTAAATGAATTAACTGCTAAGGAAACACCTGATATTATTGTTAATATAATTTTCCCATTGCTCACGCTTAACTCGTCATATTTGAAATTACTCAACACCATCCACTCCCAATCATCGCTAGATAAAAGCATATCATGTTGGAAAGATTACTTCAATACTTTTTTAAGAGAAGAGCCGCCTTGGGGAAGGCGACTCAAGAGAAATTTAATAAGTGTAAGTTTATTCTAAACTAAGGACTAAAGAAAGACAAGTCTTTTAATATCCAGTACCCCAAGTATTGTCTGGGTTGCCGTCGTTTGGACCAACAGGAATGTAAATTCTAGTTCCGTTTGAATCAGAACCACCTAGCCAAACATAGCCATCTGCCACGTGAACGGAATCATATCTAAATTGAGACCCCTTCGGCCATACTCCGTAAATTGGCGCGTACAAACTAGGTGATCCAGTACGCAACACAATGCCTTCATTTACACCAATAGTGAATGTTTTAGCTGGTGCTGGTTTACTGTTTTTCCAAAGCTCCGCAATATCACCATCGTTCGCATAACCTAGTAATTTACCGCTATTTTCAACACGATATAGATTTTTACGGCCATTTAGTTTTTGTGTAATGGTTCCAACTTGTGTCCACAGTGTATCTGCGTTGACATGCTGTGCAATTGGTGCGTCTGGATTTTTATATATAGTAGTGAATCGGATATTTTGTCCTACTTTATATTTGGGTTTATTAGGCTTGCCAGGGTTTACAATAACATCCGAGCCATCTTCTGGCAATCCAGTTTGTAAATCTTGTGCAAACTGTGCCTTACTAATCCCCCAAGATGCCAAATAGCCGTATGGATCTGTGTGATTTCCACCTAAATTGTTTGTCACCCACAAATGAGTTTTTATGCCGTAACCTGTCGGATCGTCTAAATCAAACGTCACATTAATTTGACGTGCTAAATCACGTAATAAGTTAACGTAAGCTGCATAGTCTTTCTTAAACATAGCTTTATTTGAAGTATTGGCTAATTCGACTTGTGCATAAGCATAAGGGTTTGCATCTCCTGCGCCCCAAGCTATACGACCGTTTTCCGCTACCTGAAGTACACGGCCCCCTCCACCTACAACATATTGCGTAAACGCTTCTTGTCGTTGCCAGTTGTTAAGCATGTTATTGGCTTCGTTTTCTACACCAGCGTCCATATTTGCAGTATCATGCGCAATGATGTATCGATTAACTGTTGATGGCCAACCTGCGTTAATATTTCCGCGGGTTTCTACTTGGTAAGCATCTACATTGATTGCGGGCATAAAAAATAGAGCGACAAGCGCTCCAACTAAAATTTTCTTTTTCATTTATTTGTCTCCTTTTCTATCTGATAATCCAGGCGTTGTATGGTCTGTCACAATTCCTAAAATAGTTAATACAACAAACACTGCATTGACAACATCTAACAGCTGCTGATTAATCACATCAATTTGAAATTTATACCCAAAAGGGACTGCAACTACTTGAACAAGTAGCAAAACTGCAGGAATAAGAGACAACCAGAATTGTTTATTTTTTATTCTTGATTTCCAATCAATCATTTTTATTTCCTCCAATTCCTCGAAAGAGGGTTTTATTTTGTTCTTCCAATCGACTAATGCGCACTTCATGGTTATTTAATCGGTCAACAGCCTGTTTTAGTTCTTTCATGCTATCTTCTAATTGAGAGAAGACATGATAGAATTTCATTAATGCGAAGATAATTCCGCTTAAAAATGTAATCACCGCTAACCATTGTTCTAGTGTTAAGTTCATCATGCACCTACTTTCTACTTACAATAAAACCGCCTAGCTTTTGCTAAACGGTTACTCTAAAATTAATTTAAATCTTACTTAGTAAATGACCCATTACTATTAGCTTTTAGTTTAACCACGGTACCATTCCCAACATTTCCAATTTTTGGATATGGATCATCCGTAGTCCATGTACAAACGCCATATTGATTACCAAATTGACCCGACATAAAAGTCACACGATTTGGATAATCATTGTTTCCTGGTTCTAGGTGCATTTTTACTACTTTTTGAGTACTAGGTGTAGCCGTTGAATTAACAGCGAACGGAATGTTCCATATTGCGCCCAAATCTTCAGCGCCAGTTGCGTAAGTAGCTCTAAATCCTTCTGGAATTTGTAACAAGACATTGTTTTTTGGTTCAGTATCAGTTTTTGCCACGTTTACACGTATATGACATGTAACAACATTTCCAATCCTTATACACGTTACTTCAAGTTGACTTACCACATTTGTATCTGGAGAACCTGATTGTTTATATACAAATTTGTCAAACTGTCCATTATCAACAATCATTTTGTTCCAAGTTGTCCAAGTAGCAGGACTACCTTGTCTACTCCTAATATACGTTTCGCCTTTATAAATATAAGTTTGATTGATGAATGTATTATCTGCATATACAACGAGTACACCGTACACAGCACCGTCATAAGGCCTATTAATTCCTGAAGCACCAAACACTGTGTAAATTCCTTTGTCTAAAATTTCATCCCAGTCCTGCGCCTTAATCACAGTTTTTTTAGCAACTAATGCTCCATTTTCTATATCAGTTAAGTTTACAACACTGTCTGTAGTAGCCAAAATTTTGAACGGACTATTTTGAGAAGAATTAGGAGAAGTCGTTCTAAATGCAATTAAAGGTGTTGTTAACGAATTCATTCTAATTTCTTGATACATAGATCCTGCAGTGCCCGCAATGGCATGTTGATAAACATATAGAGCAGAATATTTAAATTCAGGTGGCAAATCTGCTTTGTCAGTCATTGTTCCCGCAACTATAGCATTTAGATAATAAAAACCAGCATAACCTGATAATTCTTTAAATGAAGTTACTCCCTTTGGCAAAGGCAGACCTGAACCATCATCATTAGTTAGCTTTTTATTTTGAATGTCAAGGTTTTCCGTCTTACTTAAAAATCTATTATCAGCTTCCTGCTTCGTATAGAAGTTTCCCTCTTTAAACTTTTCAAGTGCTGCATCAACTTCATCTGTTACTGACTTCCCAATGGCTGAAATGCGACCTTCTGCATCTACCAATATATCTGTTATTTGTTTTTTTAGCGTATTTAAATCTACCTTGATCGCTTCAATACGTTTTTCAACATTATCATAGTCAGTATTCATTTTATTTAGTGCAGCTTGATATGCTTCATTCAAAGATTTTACAAGTTTATTGTATTCAGTAATAATTGTTTCAGCTTCTTCGGCATCAATGTCAGCATTTCCTTTAACAATGATTTTAAAGTCTCCCGTAGTGTCTCTTTTCCCGTCTTTTTGAAACGAAAAATATGCCCTTTTGTACGTCCCTTCTACGCTAAACGCTGCACTAGGAAACGTGTATTCAAATGTTCCTTTTTGCAATCCAGCGTTATTGGAAGAAACGTTTTCAGAATCAAAAACTTTCACTTTTCCGCCTGCAGGTTCTCCCTCAAAGGTGATGATTCCACCCGATAAATCTGCTATCTCATCTCGTCGAGAAATTTTCACAGTAATTGTTTGCATTTTTTCATCGCCAACACGACCATAAATAATTGGTGGCATGATTGGATCCTTTGAAAAATCGAGATTTAATATCTTATTCGCCATCAAATCCCTCCTCTATGATATTTTCTTCTATTCTTGTTAGGCTTGTTTATTTTTTTTTCTAATTGTTCAATTTTTTCAATAAGCTGTTTATTAGTTAAACTGTTAAGCATCACTTGTTTATTCATATCTAAACTTAAATAGTGGTCTTCATTATGTTTAACACTTAAAAATGGTGAATATTGAGCAATTAGCCCAAGTTCTCTTTTATTAGAAGGCTGTTCTATTGGATTATTACTTTTATAGTTTTGCTTTCTATCAAATTCCACAAAGTTTAACTTTTTGGTTTCTTTGATACCATCAATCTTCGTATCTGTTATATTCTCCTTTAGCCGAACATCTGATTGATTTAGAATTGAAAAACCATTCATGTTTAAATTAGAGTAAAATCCTAAGTTAACATTGTTATTCACTGTAAATTTTGTACTAACACTAGTATTTACCAATGTTGAATTTTTTATTTCTCCAGATCCTCCAACATAACTTCCACCCATGTTTAAATTTGATATTTGAACCCCTGCGTCAAAAACTGTAAAATGTCTCGCAACATCGTTCCCTGAGACTTTTTTTGCTCCGACACTTGCTAACACTCCTGGTTCAGAATAAATATGGATTTCTTCTTTACCTAAAGAAGTAGAAAATGCTCTACCCAGACCTCCTAACTTATTTAAAGTGCCTTCTTTGTTAAATCGCACACCATCAGAATTTAGTTGCATCAATTCAATTTCTCTAGAATCATATATTGAAAATTTGTTAGCATCCATTGTTGATTTTAAAACATTATTATTGTAGTTCTTGATAGCTCCCTTTGACATTATAATTTTGTTATAGCCACTTTCACTTGTAATGTCACTACCTGTAATTGTCACACCTATAATGTTAATAGCTCTCAATGTTCCTGTAGCCATCCTGTCTGCAACAATTAGCCCATTATTTGTCATTGCTAACTCATAGTTACCGTTATATCCAGTTGAGCTAAATCCCAGCCCTCCAACATTCCACCGCCAGACTTTTCTAGCAGTATTTATACTTGTCGTATCCATAATTAATAGTTCTTGAGGATCTGCAAGCGACGGATATATGAGCACATGACCTTTTCCTGGATTTTTGATAATATCAGATGCTTCTTTTTGCGCTTGTTCAAGCCAATCTATTTTGTCTGACAAATCATTAATATTTTCTTTTGAGTCTTCAATTACTTTAGCAAAATCAGTTCTCGCTTCACCTAATTCGATTGACTCATATTGATCTAAAGAAATATTCCACACAGTTTTTACAATTTGTGCCGTTGTATTAATGTTTAGTTGATTAAACGCAACCGTTACCCAATCACATAAATCTACAACCTCAAGGCTTTTAAGTTGTTCATCTGAGACGGAACTCGCTAAGTCTACATAACTAGCTTTTATACTTACACGAGGAATCCCCACATTATTAGACTTAATAAACGATTTAACCATGCCGCGTAAAGCTTCAACATCTTTTGGCTCTTTATCACTAAAATCAACCATTTGTATTCTACGTTCCGTATAATTACTGACATAGTCACTATCAATATATATTTCTGGTAGAGTGATTACTTTTTCATCATCGCCATTACCAATTTTAGCCCAGCCATATATTGAAGTATACGTATTTTCAATGGATTCCTCTTGATTAATATCTGTTAAATTTTTACCGTAGGCAATGACTACATTCGTATCGGTACCGGCTTTTGCTAACAAGCGAACTTGATTATTATTAAAAAGATATTCCCCACCGAAATTATCTAAAATTGAACCAGCGACACCGCCTAAAACTTCTTGCGCATTTTTATATTTTGCGGGGTCTGTAAAATCAATTGAAGATGTAGTCCCCACATCACTGTAAAAAGTAAAATCACTTTTAGGCTCCATCTGACTTCTTAATTGATTCAATGCTGTTTGTGCCGAAATATTAGAATATTTGGAACCGATTTTTACCATTGTGCGCAACAATTTATAGCGATAATGCTCACAGTAAACAGTGACAATCCCTTTGATTGGTTTTGTAATTTGTGCAATTTCAAACCGTTGACTTTTAGCGACCAATGTCGGTCCAGCATCAGCGACTATCCATCTTCCTACTTTCAGCTCATGAAACAAATTCCCTACCACTGGATACTGGAATGTCATATCATAAATACCATTACGTTCCCTTGTAGAAAGAGGATTTATTGCATCTTGTAAAGGACCTATGCCTAGGGAGTTCCAATTGTTATTTTTCTTATCATGTAAAATAATCGTGCTCATACGGCTAAAGTCCTCCATTTTGGCTTAATTTTAAAATCAGTGATATAGGTATAATTGATAATGCTTTCGCCTGGGGGCAGAGTGATTGGGTTATAACCATCTGTATTTAAAAAGCAATATTTTGTGATATTAAGGCCACCATCTTTATAAGCAATGCCTTCTTCGCAATCTAGCGTAATTTTTCCTGTTCCAGCTTCTTTTGCAATCCTGAATTGTTGGCCATTAATATAAATATTACTATCTTGTGTACTACTAGTTTTATTGAAAGTTATAATTGGCAGACTAGAAAAAGCTTCTGGATTCCTAATACCACCTCCACTTTTTATATCTCTTTCATCATCACCATCAAGACGAAAAACGAACGGCTGGCACTTAAAAACAAAATCAACATCTAACCAACTTCTTGTTTTGTCTGCTGCATCTACTTTGCTGTAGCCTAGCGCTTTATAATAGTACTCGCTGTATTCACTAAAAATAAGTGGGGCATAATCTTTCGATAAATAAAGCCACGCAGCTATATCCCTTAACTGCGCAGCAATGGTTGTATCTGGTTGTTTATAAAGTCTTACCGGAAAGACTTTCTCAATGTCGTTATATTTTCCTTTATCGTATATGACATCGGAATTTCTTCCGTCAATTTCTGTAAACTGCAGAGCGGCTTCTGGAATAGTAAACGTCATTTCGTTTCTTATTCGCATAGCGAATTCATTCGATTTTTTTCCTCTAAATTGAAAATATGGATAATTCGTTAAATCCATTATAGCCGCCCCCTTGTTTGTCGTTCTGTGAGTGTTGCCAATTGTTGAGAAGTTTCTTCAATTGATTTCTCATTAGAAAGATCTGCATGTTCAATGTTTATATTGATTGTAGGATTGTAGGTTTTCGCAAAGTTGCTATTATTTACAATTTGGCTACCCAAATTAGCAGCGCCCATCATATTTGTGTTTAATGCTAATTCTGGACTAGTAAAGTTAAAATTTGAAAAAGCATTGTCAAATGAGAGTTCCTTAGAAATAGAATCTGCCATATTAGAAGTAAGATGTTTAACATTATCAAATCCTGCTATTATTCCCTTTTCTAAACCAAACATTAGTGCAGAACCATTATCAATTAAAACTTTTTTATCATATGGAATTGGACCTTTTAAACTAGCGATAGTATCTGCGATACCACTAACAAAGCCTTTAACTTTTTCAAATCCCCATTTTATTCCTTTTAGTAATCCACCCATTAAAGATGTACCTGCATCCCATAGTTCATCTCCAACAATTGCAGAACCTAAACTATTTACTAATCTTTTTACTGCCTCTCTAGCCTCTTCTTTATTATTATCAATACCCTCTGCTAAACCATTAATTAATCGTATAGCTGCTTTCCACATTCTATCTGAGAAATTAATAATATTCTCAACTAATTTATCGACTAAATCAGCGGCTGCATTTACTAATCGGTATAAATTATTTCCAATTCCTTCTATACATTTCACTACTAAATCCATACCTGCATCAACGATTCGTGATAGATTATTAGAAATACCTTGTAGTACGCTAACGATTAACGTCACTCCGGCATCAATGATATCAGGCATTCTAGAAGATAATCCATTTAAGAAATTAATCATCAAATTAACAGCTGCATCGATAATATCTCCCATTCTATTACCGATTGCATTAACAAAATTAACGATAATACTAATTGCTTCATTAGTGACTCTGCCAATATTATTTGCAATTCCACGAAGAAAATTAACCAGCAAATTGAAACCAGCTTGCAAAATATCTGGCAAATGTTTATTCAACTCTGAAAGCCACGTGATAATTAATGTAGCCATATTTTGCACTACTTTAGGTAATTGTTCTGTTATACCTTGAAGCAATGCATTTATTAAACTAGCTCCAGCTCCTAACAACTTTGGTAATGCTTCAGTAAGTGAACCTAAAAAAGTAGTAATAATCGTCGTTGCTGATTCTATGATAGTCGGCATAACTAATAAGATACCGTTAGTCAGTGCATTGATTATTTGTACTGCAGATTGAGCAATGATAGGCAACAGCGTGACTATTCCATTAGTAAACGCCATTATCAGTTCTCCCGCAGATACTACAATGCTTGGCAATCCTTGTGCGATACCAGAAATAAAACCAGACACTACTTGTAAAGCTCCAGTAATAATACCTGGTAAAGCATTGGCAATCGCACCTAAAATTCCTTGTAGCGCTGTACCAAAATTTGTACCTAATTGTGGCCCATAAGTTTTGATTCCTTCAGCTAATCCTTTAAAAGAATTCATAATTGTATCAATACCTTTATTTACATCTCCGCCACCCAGAGCTTTTGCTAGTAATTCAAAAACTTTTATAAAAAGACCAACGGGACCCATCATTCCTAGGATAACCATTTTAAGAATTTTTAAACCTACACCAACTATATCAAATGATTTTCCAACTCTCTCAGTTGGGTTTATAAGTTTTTTTAGAGAATCTATCACATTTTTTATTGCTTTACCGATTTTCATGATATTTTGCTCACCTTTGACGGTGAATGCTCCTTCAAGAAAATTACTTAATTCGCTCATATTTTTAATTGAACCAGACATTATTTTTCCGATTGCCTTTATCCCAAGTTTCATATCATTAATTTTTCCAGTAAAATTAATCATTCCTTGCCAAAGACTTTCAGGAAATAGCTTAATAAATTGAGACCTTAATTCCGCGATTTTCTCTCCTGGACCATTGGTTAGCATTTCAACAAAGCCTTTACTTAAAAGCTTTAATCCTTTAAATACTTGATCAATGGGTTTCATGAACGATTTTAAAGTCGACACCATTCCATCAACCTTATTCCTAAAAGTATCTGAAGTTTTATAAAAATAGATGAAAGCTGCGATTAATGCACCAATTCCAGCGATAACTACAGCAAAAGGATTTGCCATCATAGCCACTTTCATTAATGAGAAAGCCGTTTTGACACCATTAATTGCTGTTTTAACACTGTTCATAATTCCGATAGTTGCTTTGAAAGCAATAAAGCCTGCTATAGCACCAACAATAACAGAACCTAGAAATTTAATTATTTGAGCATTTTTACTAATAAGTTCAAACAATTTATCAAAAATAGGAAATTTATCGCCAATTGAGTCTAATAGTTCTGCAAATGCCGCTTTTACATGAGGAATAGAAGCTTTGACAAAAGTAACAATCGCTCTTGGTAATGCTTTTAATATATTTCCAATCATGGGAATAAAGTTACCGAAAAGAAATGTGGCCGTTGTTTCTGCTAACTGATTTAAAGAAGGTTGGATATCTTGTCCAAGAGCCATTTTACCAAGTACATTAGATAAAGAAGCTTTCATAGCTGCGAATGAACCGCTAAGTGTCTCTGCCGCTTCTTTTGCTGTAGTTCCTGTGATATCAAGATTTTCTTGTATTGCGTGAATGGCATTGTATACATCACTTAGGTTACTAATATCATATTTAACGCCTGTAAGTTTTTCGGCATCAGAGAGTAGTCGTTGCATCTCTTCTTTTGTACCACCGTAACCTAATTTCAAGTTATCAAGCATTGTATAGTTTTGCTTTGCAAAACCTTGATAGGCATTTTGAATATCTTGCATATTTGTACCCATTTTGTTGGCGTTGTCAGACATATCAATCATAGCCATATTTGCAACATCTGCTGCTTTTTCTGTATCGCCACCAACAGATTGTAGTAAACTAGCGCTAAAACTTGTTACGTTTTCCATATATGCATTCGCTGATAACCCAGATGTTTTATACGCTTCATCTGCATACTTTTTTACTTTGTCCGCACTACCTTTGAATAATGTTTCAATCCCACCGAGGGATTGTTGTAGATTTGCTCCTTCTGAAATTGCGGTAGAGAATGCAGTTTTAATTGATGAAATAGCTTTGCCTACAACTGCAGAAGCAACTTTTACTAATCCCATTGAGATAGCTAAATTTTTTATAGAAAAACCAGCTTTGTCACTACTGCCTTCCAATTGATCTAGCTGGCTGTTAAGCCCAGCTACACTTTTACCATTAACATCAACATCAATTACAACTTGCCCATCAGCCATCTTCTTCCTCCTCTCCTAAGTCAGTATTAGGTAAGGCATATTTCCTTTTTAACTCTCGCATTCGACGTTTTTCTTTACTTGATTCCCCTTTTTGAGGTTCCCAATTCCTAATCTGAATAATCCTCTGCATAATACAATTATCTGGTAGACTCTCTAAAAGTGCTTGAAACTCTTCCCAACTCATTTTTCCTTGTTCTTCGAAAAGATTAATACCAATTTGACGAAAAGAAGCATAGATATACTTGGCATCATAAACCAAATCTATATCTTTACTATTTATTTTAGTTGGTAATTCATTGCCTAATTCATCAGTTTCAACTTCGGAATGTTGACCTAAAAGCAGGTATTCATCATAAACGTATTTAAACATTTCAAATTTTTGTAGTATATCTAAATCAACTTCCCCAACTAAGATTAGAATCGAAAGTTCAATCTTATCTTCTAATATCAAACTCTCATCTTGTATTATTTCAAAAACATCAAGGACATGATCAAACGCTAAGTTTATTGGAAATTCTTTGCCCAAAAACGAAAAGGATGTAGTCAGCGGATTATTCAACCGCATAATACTCATCCTTTCTTTTTGCTAACTTTTTTTAGATATTCTTGTTTTAATTTTTTTGATTTTTTACCACGCTCATCTAATAATTCAGTCTGTTTCTTAGTGTATTCTTCAATAGATTCACTAATACCTACTGATAAATCGTAAAAGGCGTTTAGCCATGCGATTATGTCTGGGATGTCTTTATACAAAATTGCAAACGTACCTTCACCAAGTACGGAATCATACCCTTTTGTCAACACAGAAATATATAATTCATCACTCATTTCCTCAGAATTTTCATCTAAGTCTTTCAGTTCTTGTACGACTTTATCGTACGTTTCTTCATATTCTTTTATATGCTCTAATGAACAATCAAAGAAAAATTCGTGCCCAGCAATTTTCACTGGAAAACCAGTACGCTCTACTTTAATCTCTAATGCTTTCATTTAATTACCTCCATAAAAAAGGACAGCCAAATAGCTGCCCTTATTTTCGTATTTATGCTTGATTATTTAGTGTTAAGGTATGTTGTGCTGTTTTCTTACCATCCTCTGTTTCGCCTTTGGTAACATAATTACCAGCCGGTACTGCTTCTGTCCAAGTAATATAACCTGTTTCAGAGACAGCAAGACCTTCTGTTACAGGCGTAATAGAATAGTTTACTTTTTTATTTGTAGCATTTTCAGGCAAAACAGTTGCTGTGATTTGTCGGCTACCTGCAGTACCCGCATTTGCTGTGGACGTTTTAGGAGAAAACTCTAAGCCTGTTACAGCAATTGGCGATGTTTTAAATGACGGTACATCTACTTTTTCGCCGCCGTCTGCAAAACCTACTTTGTATGTTCCTGATGGAACGTCGGTGTTTGGCTCAATACCTGTAATTTCTAGAGGGCTTGGACTAGCCGGAACAATGACTTCCTCACCTTTATAAACAATATACTCTCTAGCCATTCTTATTCTCCTTTCTCCATTTCAATGATTACCCCAGTTTTAGTCGGAGTCATTTTACCGATTACTGGGGTTATACTTTTGGGGTGATATTAGGTAAGGTATCAAAGGTAATCGTGCAGCTGAAATCTTCATACTCTGTCGCATCTCCTGCACCAGCGACAATATCTGTTACTGTTGCACGCCCTACATAAGTATCGCCATTCGTCATAATAATTTTATGCCAAATCTTACGATTTTCTCCAATTTTGTATTTTTTACTTGCAATTAATTTTTGTGCGGGATCTTCTGGGTCATAAAATCCTTCAGGACTATAAGCACCAGAAACAGAAGTCACTGTAGTTTCTGGTGTACCATCGCCATCATAGAAACCTGCATCGTCCGTTTCTTCATCGGTATCATCGCCAATTGAACTAATGTACTTGGCAAGACGTTTCCACTCTAACTCGGTAGTTGGTGCTGTTTCTTTCCCAGGTACATACTCAGCAATAAAATGCTGCCGTTTTGCATTTTTGTTCCGTGCAAACATTTGAATATTCATTTTTAATAACATTAATTTTCCTCCTTAAATGTGGTTAATTTTGCTTGAAAATCTAATAAAAAAACGAACCAACCTTGTTCATCAGCTTCATTAATGAACGGTTTGCTCGTTATCATTAAATTATTACACTCAAAAGAGCCATCTTTACTTGATAATTCTTCAATACTTTCTAATACATCTGAAAGAAGCCACAACGTATGCTCTAACTTATTACCGTCTTTTGATTTCATGGCAATTTCATAGTTTAACAACTCGTCTTTGATTCCGTCATAATATTCGGTTTCTACCTTACCGCCCGGTAATGAGTAAATCACTAAACTTTCTAGTGCTGAAAGGTATCCTTTCCGGATATTTAACGGCAAATTTGGAATCTGATTTATCCTTTCGTTTAAACAATCAAGAAAATCCATTATTTAATACCCGCTCCTTTCAAAAAGGCACGTTCCCACGAATTCATATAAGCACCTTTTGCTTTTAAATCCCACCGTGGTCCAGTCCCAGGCGTAGTATATTTTTTTCCATTTAGATAAAATTGGCGTTTCGCATATTTTGTACCATAAATAATCTTTTCACCTTCACTTGATAAATGAGCGCTTTGCCTTAAACTATTATTTTTTCGTGGTACAAATTGATTCATATCTGCCATCGCTTGATTACCAAGCGCATATCTGCCTCGTCTCATTGCCTCAGGGCTTACTTTGGTTCTTACACCGCTTAAATTCACCTTAATCCCCATCAGACTACCTCAATCTCATACGAGTAGACATCATTCGAATAGGCTTCAATTACGGTATCAACTTTAGTGATTACGTGTTCTTTGTCATCGTAAATAACTACTGATTGTTCTTTGAACTCAGGCAAAGGCGTAGTCAATTCGTGATAACAGAAAATCAATCCGTTATAAAGCAATTGTTTGCCACTTGATGAAAAAGTATATTGGCTTCCTCTGTCAATTCGGCAATACTCAATAAGGATCGGTTCCTTGTATACTGGCTTGTTCCAATCGCCCTCCCCTAAGTACTCTTTATACTCAAAGGAATCAACTAAGAATTTTTTGGGTGGCTTTGGCATTAGCATGACGAAACACCTCGATATAACAAACCTGTACCTTCCAGATACAAATAAACGTCTTCGGCAGTCAACGACTTACTTTCGTTATTTCCAGAAGGATTGTAGCGACTGGCATTAGAAATACTCGTACGGCCTGCTGAAAAGCTTTGAGGGGCATTGTTGAT